TATTGTTGACTAATAGTATGTTTTTCTACATTTCTACATTTTATTTTATCAAATCAGATAGACGACTCCTTAAATAAGAAATTTATATCTATATATGTAGAATGTGCTAAAACGAGGTATGAGAAGGAAAAAGAGCAAATATAAGCACGCAGTCATAGGAAAACGTAAGTATTACTTCTATAAAATTATATGGCACGATCCGTGCGGTGATGCAGGCCATGCAGACGTAGATGAAATGAAGAAGTTAAAACCCGCTATTATGATTTCACAAGCATACATCTTTGATAAAGATAAGAAACATGTTTGGACATTTGCAAGTTATGACAGTGAAGCTGCTGTATTTTCTGATCGTAATTGTTTCCCTAGATCAATTATATCTAAGATGGAAAAGATAAAGTTATGATGAATCTCTTTGAGATTTTTGTTTTGCTAGCACTTTTGTTTTTAATTCTTTTTCATCAACACCCTCAAGTATTGGAGAGTACTCATCAATTATCATCTTCATTCGACTCTCTAGTTCTTCAGACGTTAGATCTTCAAGTTTACCTGTCCGAATAATTTTTTGTTCTATATACAATCCCGCTGCTTTACCTCTTGCAACCTCAGCGTTCACAGCTGCAGACCAAGCTCCTTTGTTTAATGCTGCTTGTCTGATCTTACCTAACTCTGCTATGTGTTTGCTGTAATCTACTTCATACTTCTTGTTGTATTCATCTCTAACTTCACCAATGTATTTGACAACCAATGGATATGTTCTTGGTGATTGTAATTCTGATGCGGTTATGGTTGCTCTGTCTTTGTTGTATCCAGCTTCGATAGCACACTCTGTAGGTGTCTTTCTACCTTCGTTGGTTACAAGCAGTTGAGCAAATTTAATCTGCATTTCTGTAAGTTTCTTTGGTAAACCCATGTATTGACATATAAGGTAATATGACGTAAAAAGCAATAGGGTATCGGATGGGAGACTGGATGATATCCCATACTATGCAAGGAAAGTTATTAAGACAAACACTAGATAAGTTTTTGAAATCTCCTGTAGCACAGGAAGCAAGGGTTCAAGTTGTGCTACCAAACGGTGAGTTCTACGACATTAAAGGTATAAACTTATTAGAAAACAAGTTGTTGGGTGTAAGAGAAACACACAGACTTGCGATTACAATACAACCTGAATCATGGCGTATGGGTAAAGTTGTTAAAAAAATATAATGAACAATAATATACCTGGTGGCTATTTCTTCCCTTATTGGGGTCCGTTAGTTTTTAAAACTAAAGTATCAAGACCTGACTTGATAGGGATGTCTCGTTTTATTAAGAAAAAATATCACATAGAGAGTGCAAAAGATAAGTTAGCTGGCGTGATTGATAAAGAGTTTAGAATATCCTCTGTTGATCTCATGAAAGATTTAAAACCCTATTTTGATCTTTATCGTCAAGCACATCATCAGTATTACCAAGAAGATAATACGTGGATAGATAATATTAAATGTCTCTCTTCTTGGATTAATATTATGAAAGCAGGAGAGTACAATCCAACACATTTTCATAATGACTGCAGATTATCCTGTGTATTGTATGTCAAAGTTCCAAAAGAATTAAAAAAAGAAAACAATGATTATGTTGGAAAATCAGCAGGTCCTGGTGGTATTGCTTTTCACTATGGTGAACCAAGAGATTACAGTATAACTATGTACTCTTTCTTTCCAGAAGAAAGAGATTTGTTAATATTTCCGTCTAATGTACGTCACGAAGTTAGTCCATTTAAATCAAAAGGACAAAGAATATCCATAGCTGCCAACTTTGGATAGAAAGCAGGAGTTACGTTGAAACCTGAAAGAAAATTGTGGTTAGATTTGAAGAAAAATACGCCAACAATATGTTGGAATCGTATTGAAAATTTGGCAGTTCCAGGGCTTCCTGATCTACTTGGATATAATAAACACCAACAGTTTTTTACAGTTGAGCTGAAAGTAACACGAAGTAATAAAGTACGCTTCTCACCACATCAAATTGCGTTCCACGTGACACATCCTAAGAATACATTTATCTTGGTAAAGTCTCTCGACACTAGTCTCTGGAAACTTTACGAGGGAAAAGATATTAGATCGCTTGTCGCTTGCGGCTTGCAGCTTGACGCTTGTTGCTCGGGGCTTGCCGCTTGTTGCTTGTGGCTTGCAGCTTGCCGCTCGTAGCTGCTTGCGGCTTGCACCATCTAACCGGATAACCGTTCTCACGGCACCAGTCATTATGTACAGCCTGAATGTCAGTGTAAAATTTAGTGCTGGCCATATGCTACGTTCTTGACTGCAGGATCCCAGCATGCCCGGCAATCTTTACATTCGTTGTTCTGGTGAGGCGCGGGACATGTTGCGCCAGCTGTCACTACGGTGCTTGTGTTTGGCCAGGTATCTGGCGCTGCCTGGTCTACCATCGGTGCGCTGAATCTTATAACTAAATTTTGTGGACATTGTGGCAAAAAATGTTTGACCCACGCTTCACGTGTGGGCAGCCAGTGCCGGGTCTCTGGTGTTAGCTTGCACACGGCGAAGATCTTCATCAAGTGTGCTTCGTCCTGTACGTCGCCAGAGTCATGCCATCTAAAAACTTTTGATTTTTTACTATTGATCAGAAGAGCCATAGCCCCGGTCCAGAGCTCATGCTTGACGCTGGCCAGTCGCCTGTACTGTGCTTCCTGCACTACTTTAAAAACATAACAACCCTTCAGGGCATAACAGCCCTCGCACGTGCTGCCAGCTACCTTTACTAATTTACTTCCTGTCTTGCATTCTTTGGCAGGTAAACCATAGGCCCAGCCGGGCATCTTAGAAGGCTTGCTCAGGCCTCCAACTAATTTTAGAGCTTCACTTGTTTTCATATTATACCTTTCTATTTTTTGTTGTATCAAGTTTTAATGCTTCTGTAAATAAATTTGATCTAGTTACAGTCACGCCAGGAGCTTGTTGCTTGTTGCTTGCGGCTTGGCGCTTGTCGCTTATATCTTTAAAAAATTTTCTACAGCTCTTGAGATATGCATCCGGCAGCTGGTCATGGTCCTCAAGGAACCATGGCAGCAGGTCGTTGTGTTTAATTCTTTTTGGCACGTTTAGGTTTCATGTCTTCCTTCACCAGAGCGATTAGTTCTTCTAACGCTTTAGCAATTCTTTTTAATGTTTTGTTGTCCATAATTATCTCCTTCTAAATACATCCTATAATATCCTTCAGTCACTGTCAAGCTTGCTGCTTGCCGCTTGTCGCTCTGGTCAAGTACGCTGAAGCCCAGCGGCAATTGTTTACCGGTCGACCAGGGCTTAAGAGTAATTAACTCTGTACTTGACCCCAGGTCCATCAGCAAAGTACTTTAAAGGCCTTCGCATCTCTGCATACGCTAATAGACCAGGGCTCAAGGGCAATGCACCTAAGGGTTGTCCTTAACATTGCCATTGTCCCGAAAGGACTAGTGGATGATCCAGCGCAAGTCAGAGCTATCACCATCAACTATTCCTAACACTATATAAACATTTGACAATCTTTTGTCAATAGGATAAACCTATATTATTAATAATAAAAACAGAAAGGACATATGTCTAAAATAAGAATGAACACCGAATACAGAAACAAGTTATACAATCGTATAAAAGATGTATTCGAAAAAGAAGAAACGCAAGAGCAACAAGCATTTATAGAAAGTCGAGAGAACTTTGACGAAATGCAAAGACACGCTTTTGATACTGCAAAGCAAGTTGTTGAAAGGTCTTACCCTACGGAAGATGTAAATACTTTACGAGTATTTAAAAAGAAGTATGGCGACCCTTGTGATGTTGTTGCTAAAGATAAATGCTTTTACTTTTCACACTCGGAAGATGTTGATGAGGACGGCGAGAAAAAAGACACGCAATCGCACTTTGACTTTGGACTATTTGGTAATCTAAATGGTAGAGAGAGTTATAGTAGTGGCGAGGATAGTATGCACTTTGCCCACGCATATTATAGGGAAGAACTTAAAGCGAAAGGTTTGAACCCTGATATAATTGCACAACAAAGTGGCAAAGACGATAACCCACATAAGACAAAACATATTGACGCAAACAATAAGTTTTTAGGTAAGAGCAATAGTAGTTATGATGATGACGGCAATATTGGTATGACTAAAGATTTCAACGCACCATTTTATGCTGATGTTATTGGAACTTCTCATTGTAGAAGTAGAGCAATCGCTTGTACTAAAAATGAATATGAGTTGTTTGAACAATGGCGAATGGCAAAAGCCAATGTTGTTTCCAAACACCAAACTTGGATTGATAGTATCACAAAGCAGACAGACCAATTAAAGATTGGATTGAAAGCATACAGATATCTAAGTGAGGGTATTGAGTTAGCAACCGAACTAGGTATCAAAGTTGATGAGGCAGAATTAGTTAGAACTAATTCTACTGGTTTAACAATCTACAATCCTAGTAATCTTGCGTCTATGATTAAAGGTATGAAAAATAAAAATCAAACAAGAGAGGATAAGATTAAGGCAAGGCTACAATACGAAAAACAAAGTGTAAATTAACACTTTACATATAGGGGATATTCCTATATAATATCCCCTATAAACAGAAAGAAAGAAAGGACACAATGAAAGCACAAACACAAATAAATATACCTGAGAAATTTTACATAACTTATTATGCAAAAAAACATCAGAAGTTTATAACTAGAAAAGGTCAGTACTCACACCCTGACAATATATTTGCAGAGGGCAAATATTATATCTCACAGAAAGGTGAGCCTTGTTTTATCTATTGGGATTTAGACGCAGAGGGTTGGCGACAAGCAACTTGGGCAATGTCCATTAAGGAGAGAGTATGAACAAAGCAGAAATAATAGGACGAATGTTAATGGTACTAATAGGATTTGCAGTTGCAATGCTAGGATTAATTTACGCAATACATAGTCAAGATGTCTACTTAGGCATTTTGATTTCAGTTGGTGGTGTTGCGTCAATGTTAGGGGGATTACCACAATGATTGAAATTGTTTTTATGATTACAATAGTTGCGTTGGTCTTAATAAGTTGGAGATCACAATGAGTAATTTTAATTGGTGTCACGGACCGAGTTGCCATACCTATTCAACGCAAGATAGGGTTCGAGGTAGCAAGGGCAGTAAAGTTCTAAGAACTAGAAAAATAAAAATAAATGACAATGGTTATCCGAGTGGGTTCTATCAATACTTTTGCAGTAATACTTGTTATAATAACTTTGCTGACAAACACGCAGAACAAATCATAAGGATTGCGCCGCGGCACGAGCCGCTCGAAACACCGTGTGAGGTTAAGACAGAAACAAGACAAGATTGGAACGGTCACGACTACACAATCAAGACCGTTGACAAGCTTAGCAATGTAGGATAATATTGGACCATGGAAACACAGAAAGATAATAATGACTACACAAGACGAAATAGATTCACAGGTGAATCTATTGAACTAACAAAAGAGGAGAGCGAGAAACACGACAAGATATTTTATCACGAGGCACTCGCCACTCTTGAAGATAAAGAACTAGGCACAGGTGCAAGCAAGCACTGGCAAACAATGCGTGACCTATTACATTGGTTTCGTAAGAACAATGCCAAAGCATATATGGTATTACTAGACTAACAACTACAAGTTGTGGC